AACTCCAAGCTGGTTAGCAAATGTCTGACCTACAAAAACGTCATACCCTACAGGTAGAGTTTCTACTCTTACAAAACTAATAGGGTCGTTTGCGCTATTTGATGTACCGTAGGACGTATTAAACAGTCCGCCTGGTTTAAACATAAATTTTGCGATACGTTCAATTTCTTTTTGAATAATAGTTTGTGATTGAGTTAGTTCTCTAGCTTGTAACGCTCTACCATTGTTAAAAAGAACTCTATGGTAGTGATCACTATCTCTGTAATCATCGTTGTAGACACTAAGAAATGTATTTTCGTTTACTGTAGATGCCATGATTTATCCTTATAGTCTTACTACAACTTTAATATCTTCTGTCTGCTGTGGGTCACGAGCAGTAGCTGATTGATTACTTACAAATAGAAGCTCTCCGGAATATCTATCTACATCTGGAGCAATGTTAGCTGAATCAATAGTCATACTACCAGCAAATTTACCTGGGACAGTGATTGCTTCTCCATCTACAAACTGAGTAAATCCAGTCTCTTCTGTTTGATGGTACCAAATAGTAGCACTATCATCATTCCATACCATATAGCCAGCAGCATTACTATCTGTGCCATAAATGATAGGATCATCATCAAACTCTAATTGATATTCACCAGATGCTTGTAGGTAATCACCGTCACCGAAGGTAAGGTTAGCTTTCATTCTACTAAGAGCTGTACCTGCTTCTGCTGTAAAAAACTCACCATTAGCGCTATCCGTTCTAATATTTTTAATTAGTCCTATTTGTCTATAATCTTGATCGACTGGCCATGTAGGTTCGTTATTTACATCTACTCCTCCTACAGGTTTAATATTAAACATCAATGATGTTGATCTCAAATCTCTACGAGCATCTGCCCCTATTCCATTTCTAGGACCAAAAACAGGAGCGATAACAGCATTGCTTCCCCCTGCTTGCAAAGTAGCAGAGCTTACACTTACATTCGCATACTTATAATTAGCGCCTTGATCTGATACAAAGGAAATAGCAGCAGCATCTGGACTATCCCCTACTTCAACTGCTGCAATAGAATTATTAATAGGATTAAGAATTGGGTATGCTTTAGCATTCGTCCCATCTCCGATAATTGTGAGTGCTGGACCTACTTTAATACCTGAGCTATGGACTGTTCCAGAATAAGGACCTCCAGGATTAATTACTCTATATCCAATAATTTGACCTGGAACTGCAGCGTTTTGCACAGAAAGCTGAGAAAATCTAGGATCAGTTGGCGCAGCTGAATCAACAAACTCAACTGGCATAAAGTTAGTTGTTAAAAAGTTATTAGCAGCAGTGGTAGTAATCGTATACAAGTACTTCCATACATACCCATCTGTTTCCGGAACAAGAGCTGTATTAGTATGATCTGGTTTTACTGTGGATGTCTTAGCTGTCCCATCACCGTTTTTACCCTTACGAATACAAATATAAACTTTATTTTCATCCGTTCTTACATAAAAAGTTGCTTGTGGTTGACCAGCGATGGCATCGCTATACTCATAATATTCTTTATTAGCAGACCAATCATAGTCAGGTCCCCCTGGAATAACAAACGAAAGATTCTCTGCTGCTTTTACTGACTGAAGATTGTATCTAAAAAGTCTTTCTTCTCTTTCATGATTATCAGCAGCTGTAGTATTAGGTACTACATCAGTTTCAGCCTCTGCTTGCCATTGTTGCGATCTGCCCACTCCAATATAATAGTAGTTATTAGAATCGCCAAGATTAGCTGTATTAAACTCATCAAAGATAGTCTGAGCTAATTGTAGTTTAATTTTATCTGTAATTATCGCTGCCATTGTTATGTCCTATTAAGAAATTGTATAGCCTTCACCACCAATAACGCTCCACTGAGAGCCGTTCCAAATAATCATAACTGTATCATTTGGTGATAGTGCAATACTAGTTCCTTGAGAAAAATTAGTTGGAGTAACAGTTGTAGTATTAGCTCCATCATGAGTAAACACTTTTACTTCACCTGTCGTAGTTCCATTGTCTACAGTAGCAACAATATTAGCTGTTGCGGTACTTTGAATATAGCTTACATTTTCTGATACAGTGCTTGTAGAACCAATAGTGCCGCTTACATATGCAAGCTTACTAACTCTTACAGATCCAGAACCTTTAGGGTTTATATCGAGATTAATGTTCGTGTCAGAGGAACCAACTGTAGAAATAGTTGGAGAGCTAGGAGAAGCTTTACTTTCTACTCTTATTCTATTTCTAATATTTGCTGTATTAGTAAATGATAATACTGGATGCCCGTTAGAATCAGCTAACCATTCTTGTATATTAGGTCTTTTAAGAGTAGGAAGATTTAAAGTTTTATTACTAAGATTCTGAGTATCTGTTGTACCTACAACCACTCCGGCAGGAATAGTTTTACGACTTGCAGAGCCGTCAATAACACCAGAAGCATTAGAAAGAACAAAGCTAGATGTAGCAATGCCCGAGATAGTATTATCATCTGCACTTAATGTTTTATTAGTTAATGTTTGTGTAGCAGTATCAACTACTATATTACCAGCTGAATCCGGAAAATCTATATTAATTGTAGCTGCAGGGTTAGCTGCTCCTACCTGAGTAAGAAAACTACTACCAACGATAGAAATTCCACTATCAGTAAGTCTAGTGACATTACCTAAAGTTGCACCTCCGAACTGGTTATACAACTCGGTAAAGTTATTGTTTATTTTATTGCCAGCTCCACGCAGGGTATCTCCTGTCCCATCATTAGCTGCCGAGCCAACATTAATTGCTTCTTGAACCATATCTGTGCCTTAATTGATTAACATTATTTATATAGGTTATTAACCTAATTAGCTGAATCATATTGAGTATCGTATATACCTTTATCAAATGTAGAGGTATATGTTTTAGGTAGTGCTGAACTTGAATCTTCATCAAACGTAACCACTTGAATAACATCTGAGTCATCCATAGTAAGGGAGTTAGGTGATAGCAACTCTGCCATAGTATAATTATCTATACTACCAATTGGTACATCAGATGCAATACGCATAAATGTATCCACATCTTGACGCTGAACTGTAAACACTGCGTCACCTGGATTAAGCAAGGTAATATCTTTATCTGCTCTAATATCAAATGCAGCAACAACTTGAATAGAGATAAACTCTTCTGGTTTCTCTCCTACATCATCTTGTAAAACAGGTATTGGATTAACATTAAAAGCTTCTATTACAAGTTCTGAACCTATAAAAAATCCAGCAGGGTGTACAAATAGCTTATATGTATCTAGCCATTTACCAACTGGTACTGTACTTCTAATCAATATAGAAAGAGTTTGATATAACTTATCATTAGTAATATATTTTAGCGATTCTGGACCAAGCTGAGAAGCAGGATCTTTTATTTGTTGACCCTTAGTGTTAATACTGTCTTTTTCAAAATCAATAGCTGGTCCAACTCTAAACACATTATTTTTAGGGTAAATTACTGCTGGGTCTACTCCGAAAAAACCTCTAAAGAATTGTTCAATACTATACTTAGTACCTTTAGATCTATAAAGAAAGTTAGAAAACTTAACTGCTTCTCTCTTATTAATAAATCCTCCGAAATACGCTTCACCTAATAACAATTCGTCTTCTAAGAAAGGTAGTTGAGCTTTAGGTATTGAAGTAGCATCTCTTGTAGAATATATTCTATTTAATATGCCGTTAGGATTAGAATCTTTCTCCATCCACTCATAATATGATTCAAATAACTCTATAAGATTAGGATTAGCTTGAACTATATGATCAGGTAATACCTTTTCGATTTCCGCTCTATGGAAAGGTAATACTTTACGGTTATTATCTAATAAGGTTAAGTCTCTTTTATGTGTCATTAGTTAAGAGCATTCGTTGATACTGCCTTAGTCGTAGACGCATCAGCATCATAAACTAAAAGGTCGTTTCTTGTAGGTGTAATAGCGCTTTGATTAGCAGGCACTGCAGCAAGTTTAACATATGTAAACCCACCAATAATGGATTGAGGGTTAAAATAATTAACAGATACCGTACCAAGCACAGAGTTAAAGGAACCAATATTATCTACAATCACTTCTGCTCCAGATACTAACACTATTTGTAAGTCATTACTAGAAAGCTTGTTTTGAATCTTACAGGTTTTATTATTAAACACAAAACTACTACTTGTTATTATATATTCATCATCATCTGTAGTAGCTATTGATACAGGAAACTTCATAGTTTGAGAAGTAGAAATAGAAGCACCAAGTAGTTCTGTTCTTACTGTATTAAAGTTAGAAGAGGTAGCATATTTGTTGTTAATTAAAAATGTAGCTGCTTTATCATGCTGATTAGACGTTACAAGTTTAACTACATAATTAAGTGTTACTGAATCATTAGCAATCCTATTGCTAGTTAAACTGTTTATAACAACTATAAGATTGGGAGATGAAGGAACAAAACGCTGTTGCATTCTTATATTTGCTCTACTAGAAAGAACAGCAGAGCTGACATCATCAACCAGGGTTAGAAGGTTGGATCTTCTAAATGATTGACCAAAACCTCCTACAGTTTTTGCAAAATATGTACTAACTGTATTAGTAACGTTAGATGTAATAGCATTTAATGTTTGATCTGTAAGAGTGGAATTAAATTGAAAGAATGTATCTAGCTCTACAAATGTTGTAACTGGATCTGCAAATCTAATATTAAATCCTGATATAGCTACCTGCTCAGCTAAACTTTCAATATCAATCTTAGTGGAAGCTTTAGTTGCTTCATCTACATCATCTTCAAACAATATAGAAGTAAATACTGCTCCAAACTCAGGCTCTAGAGCATCTTGACCTCCAAAGGTAGTGATATCTTTAATCAGAGTAGAATACTGCTTTAAAATTAAAGCGGTGTAATCTGCAGATGTAACCATCCTGTTTTGCGCAGCGTACTGAAAAGGTGCATTCTTTTTAATCGAAGCAATGCTCTCCTTATCGTCTCCGCCGGTAGAATTATTAAATGTAGTAGTGTTTAATGATACTGTAATATTACCTGCTGTAAGTTGAGATACCGGAGCAAATGATGTAGCTCCATTAGCCACTTCACCATTAGTAGAGATATATTGAATCTCAATCCTATTTCCAGCGGAAGGTGCAATGCCAAATGTTTCTCCATCACCAAATGATAATTCAAAGTTACCGTTAGGTGATTCTCTTAAAATGTAAATTGTAGTTCTTGAACTAATACTTCTTGCATTTACTATATTAGAATATGTGGCAAAATCATTACCTGTAGTATCTGTATATACTTTCACTAAGGCTGTATCAGCATCTAGATTAGAATCAGGAATAATATAAACAGGGTTATCAATAACTTCTCCTACAAGGAAAGTCTTAGTTTTTACGTCCCCTTCATACACTGTAATTTGATTTAAGCCAGAAGCTGTTTTAAATTCATAAAACCCAGTTCCATCATCTTCTGCCTCTATTGATTCAATAGTAGAGAATGTGTATGTCACATCATCTACTTCACTTGTGAATTTAGTATAAGCAGGAAGAGTAACCTTTTTAGTTCTTGATGTCTCTGTGTTAGTAAAATATATTCTAATCTTTGCCTGAGAAGATGTTTTAGTGTCTGGAACGTAACCCAAGCCTTCTGATAAAGATACGGCAGAGCTTCTTAACTGAGCAGTACTAAGATAAGATTCATTTAAAGCAAAATTAGCAATAAGACCATTTATGTGAGTGTTGTATGCTAACACATCAAGAATATTAGAAAGAGCTGCACCCTCGAAGTTATAATCTTTAAATTCATCTTTATTAGCTAAATAAGATTTTAAATTATTTTTTATATTATTAAAATCTAAAGCTGTTGATTTTATAGTTGTTGCCATTTATCTTAACCTTGAAAGTGTTGTAGATAGAGTAACTTGCTCTCTTGAATTTACTACTTGAAATACTATAGTAACATTTACTGAATTATAATCAGGATTAGTTTCGACTTTTATATCTTGTATTTGCGCTCTCGGTTCGTATACTTCAATAGACTCTTTAATAGTTCTTCTTAAAGAAGCTGTAGTTGTACCATCAGCCATTTCGAATAACATATTTGCAACATTACCACCAAAGAATGGTTGAAACGGTTTTTCATAATGATTAGTAAGTACTATGTTTTTTACCGATTGTTTAACCGCTGCAGCATCTACCTTCTTATAGATTTCTCCGTTAGGTTTAGCAGTAAAAGATATATCAACATCAGAAAACTTTTTTACTCTCGAGACAATAATGCTAGTCTCTAGATTTCCGTCTTCTGCTGATAAAACTCGATTTGTCATTTTAGCCTGTTTTTTCTTTATTTATATACTTAAGAAGCAGCATTTGCTCTAATATATTGAAACCAGTAACCATCTTGCTCTCGGATACTACCTACTTCTCTACCAGCAAAATGTGTATTGTCGTAGCTCCAAACTCTTCGTATTCCGATATCCACGTGCAGAATAGTATTACCAAAACCAAAACCTTTAAATCCTGCCTTGGTAGCTGCAGCTACTAGTTTATCTTTTTGTGCGTCACTCATACCTACAACGCTAATATCCAAGGCTTTGCCAAACCAATGTTGGTTAGTACCGTTATCTATTCTGACAACCTTTCTTGTAGTATTAGCTTTAGGTAAGGCATCGTTAATAATAAGTTTACCGCCATAGTATTGTTGCATAAGAGTATATTGATTTGCCAATAATGCGCTCATATTATCTACCGCACCTGGAGCAATACTTGGATGTGTTTTATCACCTTCTCTTTTAATATGAGGGTTAAGCGTAGAGCTTAAGTTTATACCGTAATCACCTCCAGTAGAAAGAACTCCATCAAATTCACTCTCAAATCTACTTTGAGGTAATACCTCTACCATGTCTCCAGAAGTAAGATCGTTATAGTTAAACTCTGTTTTTACGTTACGATTAAATGTGCCGATCCAGTTTTTATCTATTTCCGGTAGAGTGATAATAATTCTACAAGAAAGTTTTTCTTTACCTGTATTTGTATCTACATCAATAGTATCATATGATAGTATTAACTCATCATACACTGCATTATCTTTTAAAAATATAGCAATATCAAACGCTCTTTGATTGTTAGATACTCCACTATTATCAACTACGTTATATACTACAGTACGTCCTTTTAATTTTAAATCGTTTAAAGAACCAGGAGTAATAGTCTCTGAAGGACCAGGCTTGTAGATGCTTTCAGCTACTTCAAGATTTACATCTTTAAATTCAGTCTTATTATCTTGTACTAATTTGATAATGCGCGCATGAATATAAAGATATTTTGCGATTTCTACCCTTACTGCCTGATCTCTGATAAAGTCTATGTTAGTAGGATCATCAGTACCTAAGAACTTAGAGATAGTAATACCTTCAATAAGCTTAGTAGATGCTGTTATCTCTTTCTGTCTGTAGGGATTATATTCTTCCTCTGGTAAAATATGAGGATTAGCTCTCTTAGGCAGAAAAGCAGATAATTTATTGTCAGTCTGAGATCCGATACGGTCAAATTCTGAATGGGAAGAAACTGGAGTTGCATCTGATGAAATAATTCTGCCAGTACCTTTTGGAATGGGAGCATTCCATTCTCTACTAATTACTCCTTCAGCAAGTAAGTGAGATACAAAGGAAGAGTTACCTCTGTTAGAAGCATCTCTAAGACGAGATCTTGCTTTATCTGGTGTTATTTCTGAATTGGATATGCCTCCAGTATCAACACTTCTATCCAGATAATTTTTAATAAAGTCTCCTACATCAATCTTTACCCTGTTTATACCACCTGCTGATTTAGTGAGATAATCGTCAATAATCGAATTGGTAGGCTTAGTAATAGCAGGAGTATTGGTTTTATTGGTTTCATCTGCCCAAGAAGCACTTCCCGCTTCAGTTCCATTCGCTGTATGCACAAATGTAATAGCGTCTGCTTCTGACGCTAGCTTTGCTAATCCGTTTAGATCACCATGAAATGTTGGTGCTGTTACTCCTTCTTCAAATACAGCTCCTTTACCTGAGAATACCATATTAGGATTACCAATAGTACCTGACTTAGCAGTAACTGCCATAGAGTTAGCAAACTGGTTCATATTGTTAGAAGATACTGTAAGTTTATCTTCTGCAGTAATTTTGGTATCATCGCTTGTAGAATATCTCGCAGACCCTTCTACTCTATTGATATATTCGCCTTTAATGTTTTGCTTCTTACCAGCAAGAAAAGTATTTGTTACTGCTTGAGTAACAGCTTTTACATAAGAGCCTCCAACTAACTTTTCAATATTACCAGCAATAGATTGTTTGATATTACCAAGAATCTTTTCTACTTTATTACCTCTTACGGTAACATTATAGTTGAGGCAGTCTACATTAAAATCGCCTGTTACTTTAAGGTTAAGATTACCTTTATAAATTAGTTGACCTTCTCCTTCAACTATGATAGTCTGGTCCCCACCAGTGACATTAATCTGATTATCTAGAGAGCTTATTTTAACTCCACCGTCTTTGGTTAGTTCAATACCTGCTCCTGAATTGTGCTTTATTAGTATACGCTCTGCACCTGGAGTATCATCTGTCTCAATAATATGACCTGATATAGTTTCTTGTATTTGACATAACGGATATTCAGAAGCTATAATATCTTCTGACTCTTCTTCTAGTACTGCAGCTGCAGCTTTACCCTTAAAATAAAGTTCGTTCTTTCTAGATCCTGTAGCAGCATAATTAAAGCTAGAAGAATTGAAGTATTCGGCCGAAGGGAATTCACCCCTGGGATCTTCATGCTGAACATCGGAGCGGTTCTCTAACTCTTTATTAATATCGTTATCTGTATAAATCTCAGGCATTACACTAGGTCTTTTCTTTCTAAAGGAGGATTGATACTAGGATCATAATCTAATTTATTTTTCTTTTTAAATGAGTTAGCAATAAAAGCGTCTATATCAATATGAGGTCCAGCATGGTTTTTATTTACTTGACTGGCACCAAATACTTGTATACCAGGCTTTACTGCATAGAAAGACTTTAAGAATAATTTTAACTGTCTAATTTGCTGCTGAGTATAAGAACTAGAACTATAATAATCTCTATAGTTTATACCTTTCCCTGCTTCAACGTCAATACCGCCTACTAATGTTATAATAACAGATCTTTCATGGTGGTTGTTGGGTAGCAATACGCTCTTAAGAGTTTCGTTATCTATAGGTCTTCCTCTCTGTATATCCCCAGACCTTGTAAATACATAATGATAACCTGTTCCGTCCTTTCCGTTTGCTACTGCTAGACGCTGTAAGTCGACAGCATTAGAAGAAACATTATTAGGAGTATTAGTACTAAAGATAATTACTTCTGTAACATCTCTTTCAATGTTACCCAGCTCATTAATAATTTCTCTTTCATGTGTAAAGGAATTATTAAAATAAGACTCTGGAGTATCTTTTCCTTGCCATACATTTTTTAATTTAGATAGATCTCTACCTGGAATTGAACCAA